CGCCAGCTAGACCTTGCTCGTAATACTCAAGGCCTCGGCGAGCTGCTGCCCTCATGTAAGCAGGTGCCTCTTGGTTGATAGCTCTTTCCTCAGACAAAGGTAGATCGTCAATCTTTGTAAGGGTAGAAAACTTGTGACCAACCTTGGTTGGTGTTTCAAGCCAGCCATCTGACACTTCCCGATAAACAACAATCAGGGCAGCAGGGTCATCCTCAGTGCCAGTAATTGTAAAGTCGCTGTTTGGCACATTTATCTGACCATCTCGGACAATACGCTCAATCTTTCCTCTGGCTCTGCCACCGGATGAGTTCCAAGAAACAAAGTCATCAACCATAAGTGCGTCAGGTGCAGCTCTGCCCTCATCATTAGCTTGCCATGCGTTGCAGTAATAGCCACCATCAACAAAGGCATCCCAACGCTCACACCAGGCTTTATCGCCCTCGGCATTTAGGCGTGACTCATCAAAAAAGAAACAGTTGCCACAGGCTCGGCCATCTGGGACATCCTCGGCTAGGGCAGGTCTGTAATTGTCTGGCAGGTTGGCTTCAAGTTCATCCTCTAGCTCATCCTCTGGTGAGTCAGGCTCATCCAGCTCAACCTCAACAGCAATCATCTTTGGGGTTGGTATCTTTTCTAGCTGGAATACATTTATGACCATGAGCTTGTCGGTTGGTTCAAAGATGCCATCCTCATACTCAAACAGCTTGACTACTGCATAGTCGTTTTGTACCTCTGCAACCTGAGCTGCAACTCTAGGATCAAGAGGTGCCCAAGAAACAAAGTCACCAACTTGTAGTAAACCAATGGCAGCTCGCTCGCCTAAAAACTCTGTCTTTTCTGCAAGGCTGATTGCTACTGCCTGGTCAATGGCTGACTGCTTTGAGTCATGACAAGCAACTAGCTCGCCATTTTCCTTCTCGACAGCCCAGTCGGGGCACTCTGAGTTTTCCTGAGTTATGTAGTAAGGCATTTAGACCTGCTTCATGAAATGAATAATGTGTCCAGCTTGTGCTGAAATCGCATAAACCTGGTCAAGTGGATACATCTCTAGTTGTATTGTTTCTAGCTTTTCAAGACCAAAGCCTGTGCCAACAGTCACATTAGAGCCGCCAAGAAAAACCTTTTGGCTGTTATCAGCGTTATGAATCCAAAGCCTAAAATCACTATTGCTAGTGCCGTCAATCAAAGTTGGAGTCAATCCAACTGTGGTCTGTCCTGTTGTAATAGCCAAACTTAGACCTCATAAACAGCAGTAGGGTCTGTTGGGTCAATCTGAGCAACAGGCTGTAGCTGTGTGCTTGGCAGTCCGGTGTGAGCAATCTGTCCAAGTCCAACAGCAGCAAGTGCCTCGGATGGGGTGAAGCCTGAGATGACCAACTGCTGTACCATCTTGACACGCTTCTCAAGTGTGATGACCTCGGTGTCTGCCAAAGCAATGTTGGCAAGTGGCACTCGGTACTGGTCACCCTGCTCAACTGGCTCAAGATCCTCAAGTCTGCGGATGTCATTGGTTGAGTAGAAACCTGCCTGAGTACCTACTGAGTAGGACTGGACTCGTGAGGCTAGGTCTGCTCTTAGTAGGTCATTGAACTGAAACTTGATGAAGGCATCGCCAGGTAGTAGCCGAGAGAACGCTGCCTCAACCTTTTCTGCCAGCGGTCTTAGGGTCATCGAAACAAACTGCAAGTTGTTCTGCTCAACAGATGCGTAGCTTGCTGTGCCTGGTACACCCAGTAGGTGAAGTGGGACATTGAAAGCTCTGGCGATTTCCTCGACTGCAAACTTGCGTGACTCTAGTGCTTGGCTTGCTTCTGGGTCAGTCTGAGTTGCAACAAACTTAGCTCCACCAGATAGGACACCTGTACGGTGTGCCCTGCGTGTGCCGTTTCTGTGGCGTGAGTCAAAGCCGTCTGCCAACTGTGATGCTTGCTCGGCTGTCAGGTTGCCTGGGAACTCGATTACACCAGAGGCACTTGCACCAGTTCCAAAGAACCTTGAGGCATAGTCGCTGAGTGCAATGTTTAGACCGAGTGCTTGCTTTAGAGTTTCGACTCGGCTTAGACCCTTTAGCTCACCTGGCAAGATTAGATCAACAATGTGGATGACCTCATCGCTTGTAAGCATCCGGCCTTCGCCCTGTACCTTGTAAACTTTGCGGCCAATCTTGGAACGCTCGACATCTACCTTTTCAGGGTCAAGGTTTACTAGGTTGACAACCTGACCTTGTGCATCCCTAAAGACACGAGTGTAAGAATTGCCATGCACCAACAAGCTAGAAAAGACCTGCTGAAAGAACGCTGCCCTTGTGCTTAGGTCAACATCTGGTTGGTCCAACCAAACTGGTCGGGGGTTCAAAGGTCGGCGAGTTGCACCAATCCTTAGATAAGCCCCACATGGCAAAGTTGAGATGGTGTCAGAGATAAGGCTGACAGCAGAGAAAAAGGCAACAATCTCAAAAGACTTTTTAGTAGTGACATTGACACCAGACTCTGACATCAAGCCCCAAGGTTCACCTGCACCCCAAACAGTTTGAAAGCTAACAGCTCTCTGCTCAAAAAGATTACCTAGCATTACTTACCTCGCTCAATAGCTATACCAAAAGTGAGGATGCCAGCACCGAGCAGAACTAGACCTGCTGGTGGATAGATAAGACCTGCACCTACTGAGATTGTCAGGATGCCAACTGCTTGGAGAATTGTCGCTGTCATTACCAACCTAAATAAAGAATTGCGGAAGTAGTTCCTCAGCCTCTACTCTACCAACTGTTGCCCTATCAAAGGCTATGACCGCTGCCACTGCTGCGTCAATCTTTCGGGGTGATCCTCGATGTTCTTTGACGATGCGTGGGCCAATTCGGTCAGTTTTGATGACAGCGTTGGTTAGGTGTCGGGCTAGAGTCGGGTTATTGTCATGGGTTAGGTTGCCCTCGGTGACTGCTGTGTAAAGCTTTGAGCAAGCTGGGACCATGCGAGATGGTGAGCTTGAGTTGTATTCAACCACTGGCAAGCCAAGGTCTTGCATGGCTTCCATTGTCCGTTGCCACCTAAAGGGGTCACAGGCTATTTCTTTGACATTGTATGCCTGGCAAAATTGAATAATCTCATCCTCAACCTCTTGAGTGCTAACACGCCAATCATCAGTATCCTCTGGTTTCTTTTCCCAGACTCGGATAAGCCCGATGTGTGGCAAGGTGTCATCGGTTGGAATTGTGCAGTAAGTCAGGGCTGTGCAGTCACCATTGAATGAGCCGTCAAAGCCAACAATGACCGGTGTGTCTGGGTCAAGGTTTATCTCGGTGCCTAGTTGTTCCCACTTGCCAGTTGGTAGCCAAGCGTTCATCGAGCTAACCCATTGGTTTAGTCGCTTAGTTCTAAACTCAGGCTCTGGTGTCCTAAGCACCGCTGAGGCAAAGTCATCCTTGGCAACTAGATCATCAAAGCTAGGGTTGGCACTTTGCCAAGTCTGCTCAAGTCTGTGGTCTGCCTCTGGCTCTGCTTCCCACCAAGCCATAAAGAAACTAGGGTCATCTACCTCGCCTGTGCTAACACGCTTGCCGTACTGATACAAGTTGTAGGCGATTGAGTCTTGTCCGGTCATGTCGGTCTTTTGCCCTGCTGTGGTGATGGCGATGAGCTGACCAAGCTTGCCTCGGTTTCCCATCGCTAGTTGGAATACATCAAACAAGGTCCGGTCTTTGTGAGCGTGTAGCTCATCCATAATTACTCGGCTAGGGTTCAGACCTTCCTTTGAGTAGGCCTCGGCAGACACTACCCGGTAAACGCTGTTGGTAGCTTTGACATGGATGGCATCTCGATACAAGGTGCAGAGTTCTGCAAGCTCGGACTGCTCAACCATACGCTTGGCCTCACCAAACACAATCCTTGCCTGTTCCTTTTCTGCTGCAACTGAGTAAACCTCGCCACCCTCAATACCCTCGGCAATCAAGCTGTAAAGGCCAAAGGCTGCTGATGACAGAGCCGACTTGCCATTCTTTCGGGGCATACCGATTAGAACAGTGCGAAAGCGTAGCCCACCATCGGCATCTCTTGCATAGACAGACTTCACTAATTCTTGTTGCCAAGGCCGTAAATCTAAGCCATCACCGGCTCTACCTGCGATGCCATCTTTACCAATAGACCCAAAGGCCTCGGCAAACTCAACGGCATACTGACCATCACCATCTGCAATCGCTTGCTTAGGTACAGGGGTCAGCCATCTTGGGGGCCAGCTATCCACGCTGTGCCTTCTTGGTCATTAGTTCCTCTAGCTTGCTCATCTTTTTGACCTCAGCAACACCAAGTCGTGTCCGGTCAGCAGGGGTGAATCCAAGCAATGACAGGTTGGAGTAGATTGACTTTTCCAGTTCTCTTAGGCCCCTGCGATCCTTAGCATTGTTATCGGTCATGACCCTGACCCTCAAGTTCCAACGCTCATCAACCATCTCACAGGTCATTAGCAGAATCTCGATGTCGCTGTTGGGGCTAATCCAAGCGATGCCAGAATCCCATACCCTGTCCCATAACTCTCTGCCGTACTTGAGCAGTGGTCTGGCTGGCTCAGGCTTAGTTATGGCTTGAGGTATGAGCATGACTGTTGATTCATCGGGCAAGGCTCGCTTGCCTGGATTGCCAGTTAGTCGCTTGACCTCAGTTGGGACTGGTGGCCTACCAACTTGTGCCATGACTAATCTGCCTTAGCTGGTAGTAGTTCTGCCTTGTTGCCAGTTAGTCGCTCCCAGCGTTCGATGATGACATCACAATACCTAGGGTCAAGCTCCATCATGTAGCAGATGCGTTTGGTTTGTTCACAAGCTATAAGCGTTGATCCAGAGCCACCAAACAAATCTAAAACAATTTGGCCAGACAGGGTTGTGTGAGTTATCGCCATTGCTGCTAATTCAACTGGTTTTTGAGTTGGGTGTTTATAGCTGCTCGATGAGTCCTTGCCTACGCTCCAAACAGAGCCAATTCTTTTATTAGTGAGTTTGTTGCCATTGTGCCAAACCAGTGCAACCTCATAATCTGTCCCAAAGGTCTTTTCTAAATCTCCAATGTAGCCCCCACCCTTATCCCAAATAATGATGTTGCTAGGGAATCCAAATGAGGACATCTGTGCAATCCAAGTATCTAAGACCTTCCAGCTAGTCCAAACAAAAACCCAGCCATTATTGAATTGCTTTATTAGAGGTGCAATGTCCAGCAATACATCGTCATTTTGCAATACATCAAACTTGTCAGTTTTAGTTCTAAAGTTTGACTGATACTCAACACCATAAGGGGGGTCAGTAAAGACCATGCCAGCAGTCTTTTGATTCATGAGCTTTGACACATCCAAAGAATCAACCGAGTCACCACACATTAGTCTGTGATTACCTAGTTGCCAGATGTCGCCAAAGGCAGCTCTGCCAGGTGCAGACTCAGGCACCTCATCCTCAACAATCGGCTTATCCTCGTCTGGTAGCTCTAGTGCCTCAAATCCAAACTCGGCAAGCTCCCATCCCTCAGCCTCAAGCTCTAGCAGTTGGGCTGTCAGCACTTCTTGGTTCCAGTTGGCAAGCTCGGCTGTTCGATTATCTGCGATGGCAAAGGCTTTGATCTTGTCGGCTGTCCAATCGTCAGGAACCTTGACAACATCTATCTGGGTCCAGCCCAATCGCTTGGCAGCTTCGACTGTTCCGTTGCCAGCCACAATCACACCAGCCTCAGTAATGACTATTGGCTTACGCTGGCCAAACTCTTTGAGGCTTCCCTCGATTGCTTTGAGGTTTTTCTCGTCATGTTGTCTTGCGTTTTGTGGGTCAGGCGTGAGGTCTGCTATGCGTAGGTTTTGAATTAGCATTTTTTGAGTCTACCAAAAAGCTTTAGTTTTGCGGTACTGCACACAAGCATTTGGTCGGGGTGATACATACCTGTGTTTGCGGATGTTCCCACCCACCCCCAGATAAGGCGTATAGGGGTCGTACAGGCTCTATCTCTAGGCAAGTGGCTTGTTTCCTCTCCTACTATTGCATGACCTGTGTGCGGCTGCTAAAGGCGAATCAGGATCTCCGGCAATCAGATGGTCTGCGGTAAAGGGGTCATTAGGTCTGCCTGGTTCTTTACATAGATGACAAAACAAAGCTGTTTCTCTTATTAGTTTTGCTTTCCTTCTGTATTGACTGTCATACAGGTTAGGTCGTCTTGCCTTCATCTCTTGCAACCTAAGGTTCTCTAGGGTCTGCCACTCGCTCTGATGTTTCTCACATCGAGATAACCCTTTGGTCAACTGTCCACACACTAGGCAGGGCTTAGGGAACCTACCCATCCTTTCCCCAACCAATTCCTAAGAATGTCACAGCAGGTGCAGAGTCGTAGCTCCTAGTCATCTCTGCCTGGCACTTGACACAGATTGGTTTTAGCTCATCCTCTGTTATGCCTCTAAGGATTGTCATGGTCAGGTCACAGGTGTTGCACTTGTAATCGTAGGCTGGCATCTTTATCTTTCCTCTGGCAACTCAAGCAGTAGCCTCAATGCTAACTCAGCTTGTTGGGGCACTACTCCATTACCTGCAAGCTTTAGCTCATCATTACGCTTTAGGTCATGTCCGGTTATCCAGCCGTCAGGTAGCCCCATCATCCACTCTGTGAACTTAGAGCTGAGGCGATGGTTGTTATCTTTTCCGTCTGGCTTTGTTGGCTCTGGTGCTGGTCTGCCAAGGATTGACTCCCAGCGTCTAATGGCTGGCTCAAACTTCCCCCAGCTACCTAAGTAAGCCACATCGTGCAAGGTTGTTCCGGTGTGATGTTTTGATCCTGGTTGTCTACCTGATGTTGCGTTGCGACTTTGGATAGCAGTTGCAGTTGGTAATAAAGACAGGTCTTTGACTTGATTAGATAGCCATACTTGTCCTGTTTTACCTTTCACCTCGCTCGTTTGCTGCGATGGGCCTTTTGTGCCCTCACTTGCAGCAGGTGTCATAAACAATTCAATCTTATGGAATACCTGAGCTAATGTCACTGAATGCATTGAGCCTGGTTTTTGTTGTGTGCTGGCAAGGCTGGCTGTGTATTGGTCACTGACTGTTGGGGTAGGCAACGATGAATACTCTGAACCTGTTGTGCGGTGCTCCTGCATCGGCAGCTCGTACACCTTGCCATCGAGCATCGTACCCGATGTCGGCCAAATCTCCGAGAACGGCACCCATCGCTCTGATAGCAGGTCCATCTCCCAGTTGCCCCATAACTTCAGGTTCGTATTCCATTCCATTACTGGCTTTTGCACTTAGCAAACCCCTTACATTTTCGATTACTACAAGCTTTGGTTTGATTATGTTGATTGCTTGATAAAACTCTGACCACAATCCTGAGCGTGTTCCGTCTTTTAGTCCGGCACCTTTACCTGCCGTTGATAAGTCCTGACAAGGAAAGCCCCCTGTAAGTATGTCAACAGGCTCTACTGAGTGCCAGTCAACCTTGCTAACATCTCGGTAGTTCGGCACACCTGGGAAGTTAGCCTCAAGAACTTTGCTAGGGGCATCCTCCCATTCACAATGCCAAGCTACTGTTGCCCCTGTCACCTTTGATACAGCTAAGTCAAGACCGCCATAACCGCTGAATAAGCTACCTATTTTCATAGCTTGTAAACAGTCCCAGTAAAGTGTTGGCCCTTAACTAATGGGAATACAAGCAAGCCAGGGTCAGAGTCATCTCCACCCATCCCAAGCCTGTACCAGCTTGAGCCAGCATCAAGTGTTGGGCATTGGATAACCCATCGGCTGTGGTCGTTGCGTCTGCCTGACTCTTTGACTGTTAGGTGATGGAAGTGGCCATGTATCAGGATGTCTGCATCTTTGACTGGCTGGTTGCCATGCGACTGATTCCGCCACCA